CGCTTTTTGCCCCGGCGCGCGCGCCAATCATTTTGAGCCGGGTGACAAGGAATGAAAACCTTGCTGGTGACCATGTCTTTGGCGATGAGCCTAGCCAGTTTCGGCACTTTGCAAAGAAAGTGCTGGTGGAATTCCACCATGTGTAGGTTGTCAGGAACCACTCACATGAAGAACCGCATCTTACCCTTGTTCTCGCTACGGCTTGAATAAAAGCGGGCCAGATAAAGCATTTAATCATAGTGTGATTACTCTGGCCTAGCCCAAGGCCTCTGCAGTTCTAACGGCAAATCCTGACCCTCTCCCCCCAATGGGGCGGTTCGCAGCTGGAAGTGGATCGAGTTCGAATCCTGACCTAAGTCTGTCAGCCGTCTTCTAAACAACGGGATATGGGGGACAGAGTGTTGAGCATCCCTCTCTTTCAATGTCTACGCCGATTTCACAGCCCCCCCAGGCTAATGTAAATAACAGGGTAGTTGGCAACCGTCACACCGTTGCGCAAGTCGTCGACGACATTAAGATCGACGCCACCGGCAAACCCGTCCCTCCTCAAGGTGAGTGGCAGGTCGTCGGTGCAACAATTCCCAGGAGCCCCAAGCGCTCCCTTCCTATCGCCAGTGAAAATACTCCTTCTCCACGGAAGGTGTGGCGTGAGACGCAGGCTAGTAAGATGAAACGCCTCATCTCCAGGAGGAGAACCGCCTTCATTGATTCTTTGCTTTATGGCCGGTCCTGGGACAAGCCCGAGGGCAGGGTTGTGGACCCCGCCACGTCTGTAGACGACGATTCCGAGCCACACGTTGTTACCCCGTCTCAGACCGTGCGCGTGGTCACTCCTATTGTTCCCGTGCGTTCTCCCAGGTCCACCCGGCGTTCTATTCGTCGAGTCGCGGGTCGAGCGTTGCGTCCTATTCAGCATCTCCCCCCTCCCCTCCCTGAGGTCTCTAAAACGGAGGCTGCCGCCCCCATCTCTCGTGTCGTCGCCATCCCCACCGCCAACTCATTCGATCCCATTTCGGATCCCGAAGTCCGTGGTCCTGGCTTTGTCCGCCACCACAAGGAGAGAGGCACGACCTTCGTCGACAATGCGGCCGGACGTACCATCACCACTCAATTTCGCACCTACCATATCGTCAAGTCTCGATTCGTCGGCCTTGCCCGCAAATTGTTCGGAGACGATCTCGAAGTCCCGATTCTCGGCATCGTCGCCAACACCGACGACTCCTTCCCGGTCGATCTCCCCGTCACGTGTGTTTCCGAGCTTGGGTCCTGGTGGGTCAATCGAGTGCCGTCCGCAGACACCCATGCGTGTGCTGTCGAGTTCGCCCGTCGGTGGTGCAAGCGAGTTGATTTCCTCACTCCTGAGCAGGAAGAGGATGTCCTCATTTACGGTGTTTACCTTGGCTTCATCTCACGTGCACACGAGCGAGCCGACATGGTCCGCCGAACTCGCGGCCATGTCTTCACGCGCACCGCCCAGAGAGTTGTTCTCGCCGGGATGGCGTTGTGTGCCTCCTCCGTTATGCCCATCGCCGCCGCCGCCACCTCTCTTGGCGCCAGCCCTCCCCCAAGCGTTGCCGCTGGGCTCGCCGTCGGCACTTTCGCCACTCTTGCCATTGCGACAGCTGTCAAATGGGCATTACCGTGGTTTGCGCACGACATGGCCACAGTCACAGCCTCGAAAAATCTGCCCTCCACGAACCCATCGGTGGTTCCGGGCCCCCCAAAGCCGGGTAGCACCCTTGTCACCTTGGAGCCCCGTAGAGCCCATGATCACATCAAACCGATTGCCGCCGTCCCCACTGGGATCGCCTTGGCAGGTTATGAGCCCACCGTCCTCTCCACGAATCAAGACGCTGTGCGCTTAGCTTTAGGGGTTCGGTCTATTGCCATTCCTGCCCCGGGCGATCGCTCGGACTTCATTAAGTGGAGCGACAAGTATTGGGAGACGCTTATCGCTAAGGTCTTCGACCTTCATATTCCTGAGGATGTTGGCCAGCAGGACGCTTTGGTGGCTGATTGGATCCGTGAGTCGGGCAGCTCACCGGCCGTCAAGGCTCGTGTCGCAACCGCCTGGGGTTCTTTCCGTGCCGATGGCTATCACATGCACACCCCCCTTCCCCACTCCCTTGCTTGGGAGTTTTCCAAGCGCGATGCTTCTGTCAAGAATGAGACTATCTTAAAAGATGCCTCCGCCAAGCCGCGTCAGATTTTAGCTTGTCGTCCGGAATATGTCGCCATTCTCGCGCCATTTGTAAAGCAGCTTACCGGTGTCGTTAGGCGACGCCTAGTTGGTCCGCCTCTTGTGTATGCTCCCGGTATGAGCGAGGAGGAATTGTCGCGTCTCGTTTCGGCTCGTAACTGGGACAACCGCGCAAATGGCGATTTCGATTCGTATGATTCCAACCAGGGTCCAGATATGGGTGCGTCCGAGATCAAGAAGATGTCACGGTATGGCCTTACCGTCGCCGGGCGACAGCTCGTTCGTGCCAGTCTCGAGGCTCATGGGAGCTCACGCGAGGGCGTCAAGTATTCCGCCGATTACTGTCGAGAGTCGGGCGACCCCCGGACCACGTTGATGAACACAGTCTGGAATCTTCTTGCGATGTCTTACGTTTTCTGTCGTGCTAGGGACGTTCACCCTCGAGATATGGACGTGCTCTTTCTCGCGGGGGGGGACGACAGTCAGCTCAATTACAACGGGCCGCGTATAGATTTCGAAACAGCTCTTGCCGCGTTGGGTTTGCCCGCCACTGTTCGACATGTCGAGCATCTCAATCAAGTCGAGTTCTTAAGTTGTCGCCTCACGCGCACTTCCCGCGGCTGGCGGTTTATTCCCATGGTTGGTAAGATGGCCGCCAAACTCGCTTTCAGCGTCCACGCCACGGTGGATAACGCCGCCGCCGTGTTGCGCGGGGCCGCTTTGAGCGTTCAAGCCGCTTTCGCTTCCTCTCCGGGTCGTCCCCTTGTCGACACGTTTTTGCGAGTTACCTCTGGCTCCGGCGTTGTTGAGCCCCGTTCCGAGCATTGGAAGATGGTGCGGAGCCACACTGGCGACACCACCTCCGAGACGTGGGACGATTTGTTTGCGCAATATGGTTGGACGCCGGAACTCCAGGAAGCCCTCGAGCGTGATCTCGCTTGCGTACGCACTCATGCTGTCACCATCCACTCTTCCGCCCTTCAGTTGTTGGTTGACACGGATAGTGGTCGCAAGGATTGCCTCTACGCTAAGCCTATCGATTCTGATCGTCTCGAGTCCGCCATAGCCCCTTCGTGCCCTATTGACCTCACCACGCAAGGAGTCGAGCCGAATCCCGGGCCCACTCGTGTCATCCTCGCCAATTCCGCTCGCCCTCGGCGGCGCCGTCGTCAGGGCGTCACCGTCGTGCAGCAACAACGCACTAGACGTGCCGTTGTGGTTCAGGGCCGTCGGCGCGGCAATCGTCGCGCTCGCGGCCGTCTTGTGATGGCCCGTCAGATGGGAGGTCTTGCCATGGGAGGCGACGAGAAGGGTTACATGTGTTGCCTCAACGACCCTTTCAATTGTCCGCCTGTCCGTCTTGGTGCCGGCTGTTCACAGCCTACAGGCCTCGCCACCATGTACACCTCGGGTGTCATTGTCACCACTAGCGCGTCCAGTATCGTCGTTTGGCCCCGTGTTTTCGACACCGTGTTGGTGTCGTCTACCTCCGGCCCGCCCTATACGTACACCGTGGCCAGTGTTGGGTTTCAGCAGACGGCCGACCTGCAAGCTCGCGCTAATGGCGCACGCGTCGTTGCCATGGGCGTGCGGCTCACTTCCATCGCGTCCGCCACCAACGATGCTGGCCTCGTCGTGGCTGGTCTCCTGCCCCGAGACGACATCGTTCCCGGAGCTTCCATGGACAACACCGTCAACGGCTTGCCGATTGATGCTTCCACCACTGCCACTCAGGGCGTCACCACATTCCTCAATTTCGAACAAACTGAGTCGTTTGCCTTGCGGAAGGGTGTGTCCGTGTTCTGGCGCCCCCTCGACCCCGTCGACTTCACCTTCCGCAATTGGGGCACTATCGATACTCTCGGTGCGGGTGAGCTTCCCGAGAATTACTGCGGTAATCCTATAGTCATTGGCATCCAGAATGCCACGACAAGTGCCCCCACCCTTCTCGAAGTCGTGCTGCATTTGGAGTATACGCAAGGCCCTTTCGTCTCTAGTGTTGCCAATATGGGTCGTGGACGCATGTCCACGCCTTTCGTCGAAGCTGCGGCCGATAACGTCTTCGGCATTTCCACCAATACTGTCAAGGAAGGCATTTCGGGAGGCTTCCGAGCTATTGGCGGTGCTATTGCCGGAGGAGTCGGCCGTGTCGTCGGAGCCGCCATTGGCGGCGCTGCCGGAAACATCGTCGACCGCCTCGGCAACTACTTCAGCAGTACGGACGCACAGGGTGGCACGGCCCTAGTCCCGTCCCGTCGCGGTCGTCGTATTAACATGATGGAAGTCGACTAGTTTCGCTTCCGTCTTCATCGTCTGCCAAGACGTTAACGTGTGTTCGAAGCTCGTAATCCGCTCCCGCCCCATTAATCCAGGGAGAGCCGTGGAACACGGCATGTTTTGACTTTTGGCGCGCAGCGATGCGCGCAGGGGTGC